TAATGCCAGCCAGTTCTATTCTTTCCAGTGTTCGCAATCCGCTAAAGACAGCCATCGCGGGAGTAGCGGCTAACGTTTACGACTCAGTTCCAGAAGCTCCGATCGTTCCATTCGCGGCGATCGTTCCAAACACTCCCTACTTACAGCCGAACTTCTTAAGCAAGGCGAACGTCAAACTTAAAGTCAATTTAGTAATAACCGTAGGCGTAGCGATCTACGATAATCAGAGCGCACTCGACAACATCGAGCAGCTCGCTATTAGCATTCTGGCGGCTTTACCGTCAGGGTATGAAGTCGGAGATCTAACGAATCCGATTAACGTCACAGTAGGAGCTTCCGAAATTCTCGCTTTAGAGATTCCAGTAGCAACTTATTACACACAAACAAACTAGGAGACAAAAATGGCCACGACCGTAATCACAGGGCGCGATCTTTCGTTTACGATCGCGACCGTTTCTTATAATGAACAAGCAACAAGCGCAACGCTAAGCGGAGACGTAACAATAGATCGTTACATGACGCTTAACGGACCAGCTTATAAGTCCGTAGATAAGCAGTGGACTTTCGACGTCGAAATGCTTGCAGACTGGGGCGCAACAGGTTCACTCTGCGAAGCTTTATGGGCAGCTGCGGAAACAAGTCCTAATACAACTATGGCGGTATCGCTTACAGCTGTAACAGGCGCAGTATTCGCGTTCAACGTTCTACCAATCTTCCCAAGCGTGGGCGGATCATCGCCAGACGCTCAGACTGTTAGCATGAGCTTTACAGTCGTGGGAACACCTACAGAGACATTTAGTTAAGAAAAGAATCGGGAGCAAAAATGAAGCTAGAACTAGAAGTCCAGTACCTATCTGGAGAAGAAGCTACTTACGTGGCGGCAGTTCCAGAATGGGTTAAGTGGGAGCGTAAGTTCAATGCAACAGTGAACGAAGCAGAATCTAAACTCGGACTCGAAGGGCTTACATTCTTGGCTTATCACGCGATGAAGCGCGAAGCAGCTGGGAATCCTGTAAAGCCTTTCGAAGTCTGGGTGGAGACTGTTGAAGGAATTACTAGTAAGAAGTCGGACCCAAAAGCTGGCCCGTCGGAAGCTTAAACCGCGCACTCATAGAGTTAGCGATCGCTAGTCGGATTCCGATGAGCGAGTGGAAGACGGCAGAAGACGTTCTTACAGGAATAGAGATTCTGGAGAGGCAGAATGGCAGATAAAAGCGGCCGCGGCACTTATGCCATTACTGTCGATCCTTACGAGTTTAAGAATCTTCTAGGTTTACTGGGTTCATTCCCAGCCGAGTATCAACAGCTCGTTAGAGATCGCGCGCAGCCTTTATCGCAACGGTTAGCGGGCCAGTTAATGATGAGCGGCCTATCCGCTCCAGCTCCACAAACGAAGTTAGTAGTTCAGACGATTAAGACTCCACGCGATCGTCTCGTTCGTGTCGACATCGGCGGCCCTAAAAAAGTCGGTCGTCCTTATGGCGGAGAAGCTTCTAAAAGTGGAAAAGGTAATAAAGTTAAGCGACAAGCTGCGCCAGCGGGCGCGCTGTTATGGGGAACCGAATACGGATCTCATGGTGGCGTCGACTCTATCGGTCGCGTGTTTACGAATCGCTTTAAGACACCTTATAACAAGCGAGGCTACTGGATCGCTCCCGCTGTAGACTTCTACGTTCCAGTAGTAGCGCGCGAGTATTCGCTTATGGTGCAACAGATAGCAAACGAATTGAGGCTAAAGTAATGGCGGGCATTCCGAAGATAAAGATTACTTTCGACGCCGACTTCGACGAATTAAAGAAGGGCGTTAAAGGCGCGCAAGATGAAGTCGAAGGATTCGGATCTAAAGTCGGAGACTTCGCTAAGAAGGCTGGAGCTGCGTTCGCACTAGCTGGCGCGGCAGCTGCGGCTTATGCTGGAAAGTTACTTATTGACGGCGTTAAGTCTGCCATCGCAGATGAAGCAGCTCAGGCCAAGCTCGCGACTACATTACAGAACGTTACAGGAGCGACTACGGCTCAGATTAAGGCTACAGAAGCCTACATAACTAAAACGTCTCTAGCTACGGGCGTGACGGACGACGATCTCAGGCCGAGCCTTGATCGCCTAGTTCGGTCGACTAAGGACGTTACAGAAGCCCAGCGACTTCAACAGATCGCGCTAGACGTTAGTGCGGGCACTGGGAAAAGTTTATCCGCGGTTTCCGAAGCGTTAGCCAAGGCTTACGACGGGAACTTCGCAGCTCTAAAGAAGCTTGGCGTTCCAATCGACGAGACGATCTTAAAGACTAAAGACTTCGACGCTGCCATGCTCGCCCTGTCTGCTACTTTCGACGAGCAAGCCTCGATCCAAGCCGACACCTTTCAAGGCAAGATGGCCCGTCTTACTGTTGCATTCGATGAGGCTAAAGAGACTGTAGGTTCTTACATTCTTGACGCTATCACTCCGTTAGTTTCTAGCTTCGTAGATAAAGGCATTCCAGCGATTACAGCTGTAGCAGAGACTTTAGGTAAAACTTTAGGGCCAGCATTCGGCGAGATCTTTAGAGTCTTAAGAGACGACTTACTTCCAATCTTACGCGCTTGGTGGACTTTCCTTTATGACACAGTTATTCCAGCCATCGGTAAAGTAATCGGCCCAGTTCTCGAAGGTCTTAGTTACGCATTTAATACCATTAAAAAAGCGGTCGCGGACAACTCCACAGAGTTAGCTCCGTTCTTGCAGTTACTTAAAAACATCTTTGACTTTATTAGTAAATACTTCGCGCCTATCCTCGGCAATAACTTAAAGCTCGCACTCATGGGCATAAGTAACTTAGTCGCTACTTTAATTACGGGATTCTCGCAGCTAGTCGGATTCTTAACTCAGGCTTATAATCAGATGACGAACATCGTTAATTTAGTAAATAGTAATAAGAGCCTCTTCTTAGGACAGGCTGGAGTCGTGGGAACTATCATCGGAAAGTTAGGCGGTGCTAAAGCTAACGGCGGCCCAGTCGCGGGCGGTACTTCTTACCTAGTCGGAGAGCGTGGCCCAGAACTGTTCACGCCTAACACTAGCGGAATGATTACTCCGAATAATCGTCTTAGCGGATCAGGGGCGAACGTCTTTAACATTACGGTGAACGGCGCGATAGACGCAGAAGGTACGGCTAGAACTATCGTAGACATTCTTAACCGTTCAGCTGCTCGCGGCGGCGGTGGCTATAACGCATTAGTGAGCGTCTAATGAGCGTCTGGACTCCCGAATGGTCGGTTCAGATAAACGGTGGAACAGAATACGTTAATCTAACGCTAACGAACGTTACGATTACATCTGGGCGAACGGACATCTATTCGCAGCCTAGAGCGGGTTACTGTTCTGTAGAGATTCTTAATCTAAACGAAGCTCCGCTTACTATAGACGTGAACGATAACGTCTTGATTAGAGTTAAAGACTCAACGGGAACTTTCGTTAATTTATTCGGTGGCGACGTTACAGACATTCAAGTCTTGGTCGTCAATAGCAGCGGAACGCAATCGAATCAAATTATCCGCTTAACAGCTCTTGGAGCTTTATCTAAACTTCCAGTAAGCCTTACAGATGGCGTTCTATCTAAACAATTCGATGGGGATCAGATCTACCACATTCTTTCGGATCTTCTTCTTAATAACTGGAACGAAGTCGCTCCCGCTGTAACTTGGGCTGCTTATGACGCGACTACGACATGGGCTAACGCGGAAAACGTAGGTCTCGGCGAGATAGATAAGCCAGGCGATTACGAACTGGCAGCTCGTTCTTCTTCCATTACAGACGTGTATTCTTTAGTAAGTTCTCTGGCTAATTCTGGACTTGGTTACATCTACGAAGATTCGTCTGGTCGAATCGGTTATGCAGATGCAACTCATCGCAGCGCGTATCTTGCTAGTAATGGCTATACAGTTATCTCAGCCCAAGACGCTCTTACTTCTTCAATCTCGACCATTAAAAGAATCTCCGACGTTCGCAATAACGTAACTGTCGAATACCATAATGGCGGCAAGAAAACGGCTAGTAGTACCCAGTCCATCGGAATCTATGGGCAACAAGCTCACACAATTCCGACGACCCTACATAATGCCGCAGACGCACAATCCCAAGCCGACTTCTATCTCGGGATTCGAGCCTTTCCGCAAGACCAGTTCCAAGCCATCACTTATACGCTGGCCAATAGCAACATAGACGACTCAGATCGAGACGCACTTCTAAACGTGTTTATTGGCCTACCGTTAGACATAAACAATCTTCCGCCGAACATCTTGCTAGGACGCTTTCAGGGCTTCGTCGAAGGCTGGAGATTCTCGGCTGGCGTAAACCGACTTGACGTAACTCTTACTCTAAGTCCGACGGCTTTCAGCTTGCAGTCGATGAAGTGGGAGAACGTGAGTGTCGGCGAGAGCTGGAATACTTTATCTTCTACACTTATCTGGAACAACGCGACAGTAGTCGCATAAAGGAGCAAACATGGCAACTAGTCCACTCTTCGGCTGGCAAGAACCCGACGACACCAGTCTCGTAAAAGACGGCGCAGCTGCGATCCGTACGCTGGGTAACGCGATAGATACGTCTATGGGCGATCTTCTGGGCGGTACTACTGGCCAGATACTTTCCAAGAACTCTAATACCAACATGGACTTTACATGGATCGCACAGGACGACAGCTCTTTGTCAATTAACGCACAAACTGGAGCGAGTTACACAGCGGTCATCGGAGACGGTGTAAATACATTAGTTACGATGGATAATGCTTCGGCTAACACATTTAACATTCCGACAGATGCGAGCGTTAATTTCGACATTGGAACAGTGCTAAACATTTACATGAAAGGCGCAGGAGTAACAACAATCACAGCCACAACTCCAGCCACTACTACGATCGTATCTGCTGGCGCGACTATTGGATCGCCAGTTCTGGCTCGTTACAAGATGGCCAGTGCTGTTAAATTAGCCGCAAATTCATGGACAGTAATCGGTGGAATTTCCTAATGCGTAATCCAATTTTAGGAATTACAGCTCAAGCAGGACTTGCACCACGCTCTGTTGATTATTTGGTTGTCGCAGGCGGTGGAGCTGGCGGTGGCAACAGTTCCACCAATTCAGCTGCCGGTGGCGGCGGTGGTGCAGGTGGTTTGCTTGCAAGCGCAGTAAATAAATCAAGCGGGCAATCTTTTACGATCACTATAGGCGCAGGTGGAGCAGGAGCAGCTGGAGCTGGTTCGAGCGGTAGTAACAGCGTATTTGATACTTTCACAGCTACAGGCGGCGGAGCTGCTGGATCTTGGAATAGTCCTGCTGGAGTTACAGGTGGATCAGGTGGTGGCGGTGCAGGTCGCGCTGTCAATGAAACTAATTTAGGTGGATCAGGCACAAGCGGTCAAGGTAACGCAGGTGGTACTGGAAACTCTAGTTCTACAGCTGGAATTACTTTAGGTGGTGGTGGTGGTGGCGGTGCAAGCGCAGTCGGAGCCACAGCAAATAGCACTGGTAACGGTAACGGCGGTGCTGGTACTGCATCAAGCATTACGACATCAAGTGTTACTTATGCTGGAGGCGGTGGCGGTGGCGCAGACTTCCCAGTAGGCGGTGGAAATGTCGCAGGTACAGGTGGATCAGGTGGCGGTGGAGCAGGTTATCGTGGTACTGCTCAAATGGATTTTGGTAATGGTACTGCTGGCACTGCTAATCGCGGTGGTGGTGGTGGTGGTGGTGCTAATGGCTATGGCGGTGGCGGTAATTTTAGCGGCGGTAATGGTGGATCAGGTATTGTAATTATTCGCTATCCAGATACTTTTGCTAATTTAACTTCTATCGGTGGTGGATTGACTTACTCGCTGACTACGACTGGCGGTTATAAGATTTATTCATTTACAGCTGGGACAGGTACGGTGACAATCTAATGGCACATTACGCATTTTTAGATGAAAACAGTATCGTTACCGAAGTTATTAGCGGTAAAGATGAAACAGAACTAATCGATGGTTTAGATCCCGAAACATGGTATGGCAATTATCGCGGACAAGTCTGCAAGCGCACATCTTATAACGGCAACATACGGAAAAACTATGCAGGAATAGGATTTACTTACGACGAGATTCGCGACGCATTTATTTCGCCACAATGCCACGAGGACGCAATTCTAAACGAAGAAAACGCGAGATGGACTTGCGAGAATGGAGAACATTATGTCGATTTATCCTAACGGCACAGCTGCCGCGGTCGTAGAAGTAGCACTGGCGGAAGTCGGTACGGTCGAAGAAGGCGATAACTTAACGAAGTACGGAAAGTTTACTAAAGCCGATGGCCTACCTTGGTGCGGATCTTTCGTTAACTGGTGCTTCCATGAAGCGGGCGTAAAGCTTCCGTCGATGGTGTCTACAGCTGCGGGCGCGCACAAACTTAAAGAAGTGAATCGCTGGATCGTCGCAGAACCTAAGATAGGCGATCTTGCATTCATGGACTTTCCGCATGATGGAGTCGACCGTATTAGCCACATCGGAATAGTCGTAGCTGTTAAGTTCAAGACGGTAATTACCATCGAAGGTAATACTTCGGGAACTGGAGACCAACGTAACGGCGGCATGGTAATGATTAAAGAGCGGGAATTCCTCAGCGGGAAAGAGATCGTAGGCTTCGGACGTCCTAAGTTCGTGGCTTATGCTGGCGATTATCCAGTCGTCGAAGTACCTGTTAAGTCGGCAGCGAAGCCGAAGATTAAGGAGAAAAAAGATGGAAAACTTAAAAGCATTACTCGCAAGCTGGGCGCGTAGCTTCTTAGCTGCGTCCATAGCTGTTTACATGGCTGGAGTTACAGAACCGAAGGCGATCGGCATGGCGGGCCTTGCCGCCGTTCTGCCTGTAATCCTACGCTGGCTCAATCCTAAAGACTCAGCTTTCGGGTTATCGGGGAAGTGACTCGGAAACTACTCGCGGGAAGTCTGGCCTTAGTCCTTTCGGCTGGGCTTTCCGCTTGTGGTTATCAGGGCTGGATTCGTTATGAATGCCAAGAATACGAAAACTGGGAGAAGCCAGAATGCAAGCCGCCACAGTGCGTCCCTACTGGAACATGCACTAAAGATGTCCTTGGAGACGTATCACATGAGACACACGCGACGCCGTAGTCCAGAAGAAGTCCACGCGCAGCTCATTCTTATAATCGGAGCAACGTTAGCCGCTGTCTTCTTAATCGTAACGCTGGGCATCACTTACGCGCTTATCTTCGTTACTCAGCCGATAGGTAATCAAGCTCCGAACGACGCCGCATTCATAGATCTACTAAAGACACTTTCGATCTTCTTAACTGGTTCGCTCGGCGGAGTTCTTGCAGGTAATGGATTAAAGTCCAAGCCAAAAACGCCAGTCGACACGCCGATAACTACGCGGGAATCTTGACCTAAAGCCGTTCTTGCTTCACTCTTTACATAGGGAGCGCGAACGTCGCTCCCAGTATCGGGAGCAAGTAAATGAATGAACTATCTATCGTGGTCTTTATGGCCGTCGCTGGAATCTTATGGGCAGCGATCAG